AATCTTTGTAATAATCTACACCTTTTTGTTTAAAGTCTCTACCTAACTTTTCTTTTCCTATAGCTTGTATTTGTTCCGCAGTAGCTGTTGCAGGTACATCACCACCTGACTGCATTTTAACTGCCATCTTTTGATCTATTTGAGTAATGGCATTATTATATATAGCCTTTTTAGATTGATCAGATTCTAAGAATTGATTAAAGCCAGACATCGGCCCATCGTAACCTACGATATTTCTAGCTATTCTTTCTCTTTGTTCATTATTTAATCTTGTTGCTATAGTCATAGTCTTTACTCGTCTTCAACAATTATTCGTTTCTTATCTTTACCTAACCACTTTTGCATAGTCTTAGTTTCATAAATACGAATACATGTCCATACAATAGTGAATCCTGCTGCAACTGCAGGAAGAACATCTACAAGTGCTCCTACTACAGTAGCCATAGATAAGCCATCTACTACTTGTTTTGCATGTTCTACATTCATCAATAGCTCCAGATAGTAGGTCTAGGTCTTTGAGGTGTACCATTTAATATGTCTAAATGAATAAACCTACCACTTCCTTTTTGATTTACACCTATACCAGTAAATCCTAGTTGTAATGCAATACCAACAATTTGTAAAGCATCTGCTCCTCGAACCCCAATATCACAGGCATAACCTGATGTATGTGCTCCTGGTTCTTTTTTTCTAGCTTCAATAGGATGTGTAGCATCTCTATATCCTGAAGTAATCTTAATAGGTTTACCATACTGTTCTCTTAGTTGATTCATACGATCAATAAAGTCTTGATCCATATCACACTTACCAGTATGACTACATTTAAATTCTTCTTTGGTAAAGTACTTACCCCATTCAATATTATTTATCATAGTATTTTTTAAAAGTTTCTAGTTGATCTTCATACTCTGCAAGTAATTTAAGCTCCCCTAATATTGCCTCTGTTATATCTGTATGCTCTGGTATAGTTTGTTGATTTTCTAATAACAGTTTTATATTTAATTTATGTTGTATTGCTTTTGCTTGTAATAAATTTATAGTATTAGTAATTAACATACCTTTCATGCTTTTGGTTCTTTCCTTTCTAATATATCATTTATTTCATTTGACTTTTGTTTACTACCTACAGAAGAACCAAAATAATATGCTAATACCATCGTAGTAGCAGAGTTTAAAGCACCCAAAACATATACTAAAATATCTTTAGCCCCTGAGTTTACATCTACATCTGCAAATATAATTACTAGAAAAAGACCAAAAGACATTGTTACTGTACCTAAAGCAAGTAATGGGGTAACACACTTATTTAACCAACTAGCATTTTCACTAGTAGCAATAGCTGTTTCTCTTCTTCTAGCAGAATCTCTATCTGCATACTCAGCTTCTAATTTAGCAAGTTCTCCTTTTTGCTCCATAGCTTTAAGTTCTTTCATAGCTTTAGCACGAGCAGTAGGATCTGGTATTAGTCTTTCAACTAATTTTTCTCCAATAGGCAATAGTCCTGTTAATAAATTAAGCAACTTCATCTCCTTTACTTGCTTTATAAAACTTCTTTTCTAATTTACAACCCTTATCTGTTTTTGGTTCAAACCAATTAAATCCTCTTTTAGTATTAGCACACCAGTAGGTACATAAATCTCTTTCTATCCATTGTAACTTGCAATAGTATTGATCTACATGTGGTACTAAGGTAGCCATCCAAAAAGCTATGCTAATCATTTACTTGCTTCCACAACTGCTGTCCATAAAAAGTGACATAGATAAATTAAAATTAAAACTAAACTTCCAATAAAGATTCCCATCTTGGTGTTATATAAAAAATTCTTCCTTCTTCGCATCTGATTATAAACTTCTCGTTCTCTTCTTTTCTTAATCTCTCTCCGCATTTTAATAAACTTTCGATAGCCGTTAAGTCCTCCCCAATCTGCTGTCCAGTTTGCAGTGAAGAACTCTCGAATATATTTTTCTTGCTCACGAATCTTTTCCTCTGCGATAATGCTATCAAATACTTCTTGAGTTGCTGATCTCTTATAGGTTAATGTTTTAAATATCCCTGGCTTACTTTTTTCTTGAGAGATTACTTCTTTTACATCTTCAATGTGTCCTGCCCATTTAGACAGAGTTTTATATATCTCCTCTACATCTTTCCCTACTGCTACTGCTTTTTTAAGAGTCGTGTAACATACAGATGCTGCTGAAAGTGCAGTGATAGGATCTATCAATATTATACTCCACTAGCAGAACTTCCGTCTAAACTAATGCTAGGCCAATCACTCCATGTTCTTGGATCTGCACTGCCTATTGTAGCAGGTACATTTCTTAATGCTTGTCTATAACTAGCCATAGCACTAGGCATAGCTGTGCCTGTCTCTGCTTTTCTAATTGCAGCCCAATCTGTATCTTTTAACATACCATCTCTTTGAGAACGTATATTAGCCATAGCACTGTTTTTAGCTGAAGTTATTTCATCAGCAGTCATGTCTGTTTTTTCTACAGTAAATACATATGTACCAGATACATAAGGTGTAGCACCTGTTAATCTTTCTGTTAAAACATTATAAGGTTTATGTTTATTTATTTTTTTATAACCTCTAAGGGCTAACTGTTCATCGGTAGGTACACTACGAAACACTTTTGTGTAATGTACTATTTCACCGACAATATTTCCATTTACTTTTGCAATATACATTTTATCTCCTATCTATTTGCAAAGGGTTCTGTTGGGGCTGTAAAGTTTGAAGTGTATCTAGCAACACCTGCAGTTATTCTTATCTCATCCATATACCCTATAAGTGCTCTACCCCCTGTACCATTAGCATTTAAAGCACCTAAATGCCATTTATTTTCATCAAAATCTGTTGTATGACTAGTTGCTGTACTACCTGCTTGTGTTCCATTAATAAATAATCTTAAATTAGCAGATGAATCTCTAGTCATTGCTACATGATACCAAGTTTGATTCGATAAACTTTGAGCTACTTGAATTTGTGGTGTTCCCTCATTACCTGCTTCCCACTCTCCATCATATCTTTGAATAACAAGATTGCCTCCTGCATCTCTTATTAAAGATGCTTGACCATTAGTACCACCATTATTAGGGTCACCATCAAAATATACAAAAAATTCTACTGTAAATGGGCCTGTTCCTATTGCCATTCCATTGCTTACATCAGAAGTTTGCCTCCACCTTATACTATCACTGCCATCAAAATAAATACTACCTGTGCCAAATTTTTTAACATCTGTTCGTATTCTTGCTTGACCTACTGTATCAAGATTGTTTTTCATTGTATGATCAATAATACCTGCATTGTTAAAGTTTAAAAGTAATACAGTATTATCATCTGCTGTAACAGGTGCAGTAGGTGCAGTAAATACTTGAGTGCCAGTTGATGTTTCTGTTGTTGTGTATGCAGATGGAACATCACCTACATTATGTCTAACAGATGCCATAAAACCTTGAACACCATGATCTACTCCTTTACCTTGATGTCCAATAACTAAATCTTGAAAAGTTATATCTGTTGTAATTGCTCCTGTTATAGAAACTAAATTACCATTTATAAAAGTTCTTATTTTATTATCATTGCTATCTCTAGTTACTACAAAATGATTCCAACAATGATGATATGCAGGATTACTAGCTAGTGGAAAAGTAGGGCTAGAAGTTAGTGTACTTCCAAAAAAGTTTAAAGATAGTTTTGCACTTGAATTTATTGCAAATTGAAACTCATCTAAAACTTCTCCTGAAATTGGTACGTCTACATTATTTGTAGCTCCTGTTTTATAAAGCCAGAACTCTGTTGAAAATTGTTCTCCTGTAGGAACTTTAAATGAAGAACCTGCAGTGCTCCCTCCATCAGCAAAAATATAGTCACCAGTACCATCAAAATATACACTACCTCCTACTGCATCTTTACTATATGATCTAGTTGGTGTAAAGGGTGAGAATGGTTGTATTTTTGGATCATCTGTTAATGAAAGAGTTAAAGGACTAATAGAATTGTCTACAAATCTGTTAGATTGACAAGTAAGTAATTTAGTTGCTGAACCAGTAGATGTTAATGGAGTACTTGATGGGGTAAAATTAGATGTATATACAGCACTACCGATAACTACTCTGAGATTTGACATATATCCATTGACATACTCCCCTGCAGGATTTAAAGCTCCTATATGTAAAGTCGTGTCGGTAAAGTTAGTTGTAATACTTGCTGTACCAACTTGTGTACCATCCACATAAGCCTTTACAGTGCCACTT